TTCTTGGGTACTTTCTTTGATTTGTAGCATATCTCTCTGTATCTGATACTGATCCCTCTCTATTCGCATCTCCTTAGGAATGATAGCACCTTTCCTAAGAAGTTGTGCACGCATAAGACGGGGGTTATGATGATCCGGGAAATATTGAACCCCTGCCTGACCAAAGTCTATAGCTCTCTTATTTGGTAAGGTGATTCTATACTTGTGAGTGATCGAAGGACTGGGTTGAAACACGACGTGCATTACTTTATTTTATATAAAGATTTTGTACGATTAACACACATGAAGACATATGAATCCGTGGACGGTATTGTTTTACGAGTTGGTGAAAACGCGAGAGAAAACGACGAACTTACGATGAATAGTGATCCTAAACACTGGTGGATGCATGTAGCCGGGTGCCCAGGTGCACATGTTGTGATATGTCATGAGGGTGATGTGGTTCCAAAGGAGACGAAGAGGGATGCTGCTGTTCTTGCGGTCTACCACAGTAAGACACCAAATACGAAGATGTCACCAGTGGATCTTGCTAGGGTTGACCAAATATCAAAGTATCAAAAGTCAAATCATGGATTAGTGACTTTAGAGGGTGAAGTTATGCAACTCACAGTTTTCATGAATAAGGAAAAACCGAGACTTGATAGACTCTTAAAAAAGATGTAATTTTATTTAACCCAAATCTGAACAAAACCCTCTCTCACATTTTTGAAACCACGTTCGTTTAGTTTGGTATACAGTTTATTGTAATCCACATTACCAGCTCTATCGGTTTCAAAAATAATTTTCTTTATTGGGTCCATATCTTCAATATGGTCAATAAGTTCTGGTAAACAACCCTCACAATCTGCAACTATCGTATTAAACGTTATGTCATATTTGCGTTGTAAATTATCATATGTCATATTTTCAATGTTGCACTCATCACCTTCACAAGATTCGGTGTAAGTTGCGTAGCTATCATTTGAATGTATTTTCTTTTTATGTGACCCAATCGTACCAACAAAAATACGTGCATCCTCATAACCACATTTGTTTAGGTTATTCGTGAGAGCTTGTGTGATATTTGTATCTGGGTCAACAATTACACAGTTTTTGGTATCTGCTATTTTATCTAAGATAATTGCACTCACTGTACCATATCTCGCACCTAACTCAAGAACTTTGTCATCTTTCTTAATGTACTTTGATGCAATCTCTTGCTCCTCAACTTCAAGTTCTTTATGTGATACAACGTTTCCATTTTCATCTGTAAAAACACGATCTCTGGTAGTGATATATAGTATATATACACATACTGAAAGTAATATCAGAAATAGAATCATTTAGTATTACAAAATGTTATTTTATTTTATAAAACTTTATAAAATGATTAGTAACCAATTATTGAGGTTTTGTGGGCCATGTGACATTACATAGTCGTATACCATCTTCACATAGGGTTGGTGTCGTTATAGAGGGAAGGTCCCGAAGGGCTTTGCGGTACGTCTTCCATTCTTCGAGTTTCTCCTCGCTCATTGTTACATCTGGCATTAAGACCCAATCCGTTAGGGTTATAAGATTATCTCTAGTCTCTCTAAGTCTTCTACTGGGCTCAAGGGCGTAAATTTCTTTATACCTCGCCTCGAATACCTCCTTAGTGGGCTTCTCAAACTCATCTGGGATTGTGAAGGATTCCCAAGTTCCCTTGTAATTAAAGAACCTTGGAGAGGGGTCCATTTCCTTACATATTAGCCATACAGTTTGTATTTTACTATCGTCAGCCACCATTTATAATTACTATATACTATTTTTATCGCTACAATTATCTACGCAGTCCTTTTCCACATATACGTAACTATATAAGGTTGTACAATGGGGTGTGCGCTACCACTACCTGTAGCGGATGTTGCAGCAGTCCCTGAAGAACCTGTTGCAGCAGTCCCTGAAGCACCTGTTGCAGCAGTCCCTGAAGCACCTGTTGCACCAGTGCCATTATATCCTGTTAGGTTGTCCCCTTGGTAATTCCCATATCCAGCAATTATCTGAATTGATGAACCACCCCCATACGACCATGGTACATGGTGTCTGTGATTAGGACCAGTGTGGGTGTGATTAGGCTGAGTATGTGTGTGATTAGGCTGAGTATGTGTGTGATTAGGCTGATTATGGGCGTGTGATGGTAATTGAGCGGTAGTTAGCGTATGTGTCTTCGAACCACCCGTTTCTTCGGCTACGTTAAAATCAGAATCACCACTACTTAAACTTACCAAGGTTCTACCGGCGCCGAATGCTGACCACGAGGTTCCAGCCCAAATACTCTCTGGGTTCGTGGAAGCTACAGATATGTAAACTGCACCAACCGGGTATATGAGATTTACTAGACTAGACCCTAAATCACCTGAAACATCCAAATCACCGGTAACATTTAGATCACCCGGTATTTTACATGTACTACCCATTGATGTAGTTTTTATATTACAAAATGTTATTTTTTCTACATATATTTAATAGTTTGTTCAAAGTTGTCGGTGTCGTTTGACACTTATCATATATTTCACACTTTGTAACTCCACTCATTCCCAAATAAATTACTACCGAGGTGATAGAAGACGCGCGTTTACCCATCATTTCTGGGCAGTTTACTGCCTTAAAAAATAACTGATCACACCTGTAAATATCATCTTCTAATGGATTAAACATGGCTAGCATTTTATGTAAAGCATTTAGTTTGTTTCTTTTCGTAAAAGATGATACTGTGGGTTTAACTTTGAGTTTCTCTATCTGAAGTTTTAGCGATTGTATCTCATTTTTTGCTGTTTTATATTTTGTCTTGTACTTGTCTGCACGGGTCTTACCCATTTTGGATTTTTCTTAAATATTGGTGGAATGATTTCCCACTTAGGTTAAAATATTAATGTAATTTAACCTATGTATGCAACATCCTATGATAAGTCTGAATGTCAAACTGGTATAGTTCACATAGGCTATGGTGCCTTCCATAGAGCCCACCAGGCCATATATATAGATGATTATATGGAAAAAACTGGGGATCTTCGCTGGGGTATTGTCGCAGTGAATCTCGTAAACGAAGGGTTTCGTGAGATTGGTAATTACATAGTGAAGACACCATCATCTTATAGACTGGTTCGTTCACACCTTGATTATATAGATTGGACAAAGAATAGAACGATCGCTAAACATATGCTTACTTTACCAAGTGTACACCTTGTGACTGTGACTGTAACAGAAAGTGGATATACACCAGGTTCACCTTTATTTGAATATCTTGCATGTGGTATCAGAAATAGACAAACACCTCTAACAATCATGTGTTGTGACAACATTCGTCAGAATGGTCTCGTATTAGAAACACAATTCTTGGCATATCTTTATCAGACAAATCAACACGAACTTGCTCATTGGATTAAAGAGAATGTAAAGTTTCCATCGTGTATGGTTGATAGAATAACTCCTAGAACAACTGATCAACTTCGTCGTGAAATTGGTGAAATATATCCAGATTATATTGATCACCCCATTCAAACTGAAGAATTTTCACAATGGGTCATAGAGAATAAGTTTGCCTCAGAGTTTCCAGATTTGACAAAAGTTGGTGTGACTATAACAGATAAACTAGATCCCTACGAAGAAACAAAGATTCGTATTCTCAACGGTGGTCATACTTCACTCGCATACCTTGGGGTTCTCTCGGGATACACAACTTTTGATCAAGTCATGCATGATGAGGATCATCGTAAACACTTCAAACAACTTCAATTAGAGGAAATTATTCCTTCAATTGATATTGATCTTCCATTTGATATCCACGAGTATGCAGAAAAAGTTGAAGAGAGATTATCAAACTCTACAAATGTTGACATTTTAGAAAGAATATGTATGGATGGATTTACGAAATTTCACACATTCGTAGTTCCTTCACTTCGTAAATGTTTAGAACAAGGAAAGAGACCTGTTTATATCTATAAGAGTATAGCTGCGTGGTATATATATGCACGGAAATTTGCTAAAGGGTGTGGGAAGATACGTTACAGTGAACCAAATTGGATTTTATTGGAACCCCTATTGAGAGATGATAGCATAGATAAGTTTACGTCAAATGAGAGACTTTGGGGTGATATACCACGAACTTATATTTCATTTTCAAGGGATCTAAAAACTATATTACTCTCAAAGACGTACGAACGGGAGATTGACTTATTGGTGGAGGATTAGCAAAAGTGAGCACGTAAATCATCAACTTTATCCACTTGAGAAGTCATTTCAGGATCATTTTGAACTTCTTCTTCAGTCATAACCCTTACTTCACCATCATACTCCTCCTCGTCGTCCTCGTCCTCGTCCATCTCACATGCAAGGCATTCTCCATCAAACATGTGACAGATGTGTTCGCCATTATTTACCATCTCACGAACGTCGGGGTCGTTCATGATATTGTCGTCATCATCCCAAACCAGAGCACGGTCTACACGTTTTTTTATCTTTTCAGTTTCAAGTTCTTTGACGCGTTTCTGAAGTCGCTTGATTTCATCATCGAAATCCTTCTCGGTCCAGTCATCAAATTCATTAGACGTAGCCGGCATTTCTACGGGGGGTGGTGAAGGCATTTGGACAAAAATACCGGGAGGGAGTGGGTGGCTTC